TCCATTTACAGACTGGTTGGCGACTCTACAACAAATGCTTGCAACCTTATTAGCCGCAGCAGCGATTGTGCCAACAAATCTAGGCCCTAACTGGCAAGCCTTTACACCAAGTACCCCCAATGGATACGAAGGTTTTGGTAGCGGCATGAGTAATATTGGCCCTAATAACTATGGTGGACTAGCTGGCGCAGGTAGAGCAGGCGGTGGTGGTGCAGCCGTTATTAACTACAACATCAATGCATCAGGTATAGGCGATCAACAAATTGCAGCAGTTGTTCAAGGAGCAATTCAAGACCTCAACAGATATGGGAATTCAACCACTTACGCTGGAGCAATCTAGTGGCAGTACCAATAATAAACGCAACCATTAACTTCTCTACTGGGCCATCTTTTGCTCAGGCGTTCATTATTGGTTCAGGTATCTTTGGAGTAAATGTTCTAGCTGATGGCACAGCAGTCATTGTCGATGTATCTAATCAAGTCGATTCAGTTCAAACCAGTAGAGGCCGTAATGCACAAGCAGACCAATTCCAAACAGGTCAATTAACTCTACGCATTGTGGATCAAAATGGTGACTTTAACCCACAGAATGTATCTGGCCCTTATTACGGATTACTCAATCCAATGCGTAAAGTGCAGATAACTGCTACTTGGAATACAGTCACGTATTCTGTCTTCTCGGGATTTATTACTGGGTACTCCACAACTACTCCAAAGTTCACAGGCGATATTGTTTATACAACTATCACAGCGGTCGATGCTTTCAGACTAGCTCAGAATGCTCAGGTTTCCACAGTTACCGATTCAGGTGCAGGACAGTTATCAGGTACTCGCATCAATAAGATTCTTGACCAAATCGGATGGCCTTCTTCCATGCGTGATGTTGATGCTGGACAGACATCTTTGCTCGCTGATCCTGGTAGCCCTAGAACAGCCCTGCAAGCCATGCAGACAGTCGAACTCTCAGAATACGGCTCTTTATATGTCAATGCTTCTGGCGAGTTCGTATTCCAGGACAGAGCCTTTACGACCAGTAGTGTCGATGCCACGCCAGTTGTGTTTAACGATGATGGCACTGGCATCCAATACTTCAATGCCCTATGGCTTCTCAATGACGTGCTTATCTATAACTCAGCACAGATTACTCGCACAGGGGGCACAACACAGACCGCAATCAACCAAGCCTCTATTGACAAATACTTCATTCACTCATATAACCAGCAGAACCTATTGATGGACTCAGACGCAGAAGCTCTCAACTATGCGCAGGCTTACGTGGCATCCAGAGCTGAAACAACTACTCGATGCGATGCCATTACCCTTGACCTTTACACAGATAACTATGATGCAGGTATTACAGCTGCACTCGAACTAGAGTTCTTTGATCCAGTAACTATCACTACAACCCAGCCTGGCTCATCGACTCTCACCAAAACATTGCAAGTCTTTGGGGTTGCTCACAGCATCACCCCTAATTCTTGGAAAACCCAATTCACAACCCTAGAACCAATCATCGATGGATTCATCATTGGATCGTCATTGTTTGGTATCCTAGGCACTAGCGTTCTTTCGTACTAAGGAGATATAATGCCAACTTTTCCAGCAGCCACAGGTGATGTGCTTACAGCCAACATGTACAATGGCCTCACTGCCTTTACAGTTGGCACAGCTAACACAGCCGATTACACAGCAGTCCTAGCAGATCAGTACCAAGTCCTAGAGGTGATGAACAAAGCAACTGCTATCGCCTTTAAGATACCTACTAACGCATCTGTGGCATTTCCTATCGGTACTGTTATTACAGTCCTTAACATCGGTGCAGGTGTCTGCACAATCTCAGCAGTTACATCAGGCACGACAACAGTTTTGAGCGCTGGAGCAGTTGCAGCACAACCAACCCTTGCGCAATACAAATCAGCAGCCTGTATTAAAACTGGCACAGATACTTGGTATGTCGTAGGCGCTGTTGCATAATGCTAAACACAATTTCAGGGCTTTTAGGTGGCGGTGCGCCTGCTGGTGGTGATTATGAGTCTATCGCTACTGTAACTGTCGGTGCTGGTGGTGCATCTACATTAACTTTTAGTTCTATTCCTAGCACTTATACTCATTTACAAGTTAGGTCGCTTGCAAATAATTCAACAACTACAAATATATGGATGAGAATAAATTCAGATACTGGCGCAAACTATGCTACCCATTACCTCAATGGAAATGGTTCTAGTGCAGGTACAAGCAGTTACGTAAATCAAGGAGATGGAATTTACTACGGTTATAACGAGGCCGTGCAAAGTTGTGGAGCCGTATTAGATTTATTAGATTACACAAATACAAATAAATTTAAAACTAGTAGAAATTTAACTGGGTTTGATAATAATGGTAGTGGTCAGATATTTTTATGGTCTGGTTTATGGCGCAGTACTTCTGCTGTTACCGCTTTAACTATTTATTCACAAGCTGGAACTTTTACTCAATACTCATCCTTCGCTCTGTATGGGATAAAATAATGCCAAGTACATATACACCTATTGCTACTCTTTCATCAAGCGGTAGCACATCAACGTTTTCTTTTACTTCAATATCAGGTACATATACAGATTTAGTGCTTGTATGTTCTTTGCGAAGTTCTTATTCTATTGGAGTACACGATACTTTAATTAGAGTCAATGGCAGCACTTCAAGTATTTATAGCCGAACAACATTAAATGGAAATGGGTCATCGGCATCATCGACCCGTAACACATCACAGACAGGTTTTTACGCAGGACAAGTTCAGGGTGCAACTTCAACATCTGGAGTCTTTAGCACACAGTTAGTCCAGTTAATGAATTACTCCAATGCAACAACTTACAAAACCTTCTTATCTCGCAACAACAGTCCAACAGACTCTACGAGCGCAATCGTTGGTTTATGGCAAAACACAGCAGCCATTACTCAGGTAGATATTCTTAATGCAGATGGCTCTAACTGGGTATCAGGTTCTACTGCAACCCTCTACGGAATCAAAGGTGCATAATGGCTGATACATTTGTTAAAATCGCTACTGTAACTGTCGGTTCTGGTGGGGCTAGTGCTATTGAGTTTACATCCATCCCTTCAACCTATACAGATTTATGCGTTAAGTTCTCAACAAGAGGCGTTGGGTCTTACGATATAATTCAGACAAGCATTTATTTTAATAACGATAATGCAAGTGTTTACTCACAAAGAAATGTGTACGGGAATGACGGTTCAGTTTATTCAAACACCACTTCACCACGCGGAAATTTTATTCTTCAATATTCTCAGGCGGCATTATCAACAACTAATACATTTGCCTCAGGTGAAATGTATATTCCTAATTATGCAGGTTCAACTGATAAATCTGTATCTTTTGAAACTGTTACGGAAAACAACTCAAGCACTGGTTATATAACAGCCCTGACCGCTGGACTATTTGATAAAACCGATGCAATAAATCGCATTTTTCTAGGTACAAACGGCGTAGGCAACTGGGCTGAATACTCAACCGCAACCCTTTACGGCATTTCCAACTCATAAGGAGAAATAAAATGGCAGATACAAAAATCATCGTGAACTGTGAAACAGGCGAGGTTCAAGAACTCGAACTCACAGCCGAAGAAGTAGCACAACGCGAGGCAGATGCCGCAGCCTACGCTGCACAGAAGGCGCAAGAGGATGCTGATGCACAGGCTAAGGCAGATGCTAAAGCTGCTATCGCTGATCGTCTAGGGCTCACAGCTGATGACTTGGCAACACTTCTAGGATAATGAAACCCCTACTGTGCAAGGCTGGTCAGCAACTTCGTGAACAAATCGATGATGCGTTTCCAGATAGAGATCGTAAGTCAGATGGTTGGATAGCCGATGCTCGTCACACCAAAGCAGGTACAAGTGATCACATTCCCGATCCGATTAACGGAATCGTCAGGGGTTTGGATGTGGATGCGAATCTCGACTCACGAGCCGATACAAGTATTTATCTTGCCAACCAAATACGCCTATGTGCCAAAGCAGGTGACAAGCGAATCAAATATGTCATCCACTTTGGAAAGATTGCATCCAAGAAATCGCTTTGGCGTTTCATCAAATATAGGGGAAGCAATCCTCATCATTCTCATATCCATGTCAGTTTTAATAAAAAAGAAGGCGATACAAATGGTCGCTGGTTTGAAATCCCGATGCTAGGAGCAGACAGATGAAACTATCTAAAAGCACAAAGAACGCAATTAAGTCTTACCTAAAGGCTGTTGCAGTATCAGCAATTACTCTAGGACTTGCACTAGTTGCAGACATCCGTCCTGAGTACGCAGTCCTTGCTTCTGCACTGGTCGCACCGATTGTTAAATACTTGGATCCTCAAGACGAGCAAGTCGGCTAATGAATCAACAAGACTTCTTCACGCTATACATAGCGACAATCTCAGTCATTGGTGGACTTGCAGGTTACGTCATCACGCATCTGTTGAGTGAAATTAAACGACTCAATTCGCGTGTCGATGAAATCTATAACATCTTACTAGAGCGATAATTTTTGTCATGGCAAGGAAAGCAACTCAAAGCTAGTGGATGAAGGTTATTTCAAAACTAGACGCGTGGGCTATTGGTGTGCATGAAATGTATCGTGCATTGCGCCGCGCAGGTTTCCCAGTTGATTTGGCACTTGCCATTATTGTTGAAAAGTCTGCATATCCTGAATGGATACTGCCTAACCCAATCAACCCAAATATCCCAGAGCCAGACTGGTATGACGATGAGGATGAATGAAAAGAACTATCGTTTGGCCAGACTTGCAATGCCCT